ATGAAAAGGGTCGATATATCGACTTGTCATTTAGATTATAAATCTACCGGTACCGAATATCAAGATAAATGGATAGTAGATTTAACTAATGCAAAACCCATTGGTTATTTTGTAGAAGCCGGATCATATGATGGGATAGGTGGAAGTAATACATATGTATTAGAAAAACAATTAAATTGGCAAGGTATATGTTAAGTATACTATTATGGCTTTCAGTATAGAAGGAAGTCAGTGTTCAAAATTATTAAAAAATGTAGGATACATAGAGGTTAAAAATAAATTTTGTAATAATAAAATTCAAGATTATTATTATATCCATCCGAGTATGAAATTATGAATATAAGCAATAAAGGTATAGAGTTAATTAAACAATTTGAAGGATGTAGGCTTAAAGCATACCAAGATTCGGTAGGTGTATGGACAATAGGATACGGACATACAGAAGATGTTGCTGAAGGTATGGAAATATCTGCACATCAGTCTGAAATAATGTTAGCCGCAGACTTAGAAAAGTATGCAAATTATGTCAATAAATATGTTACAGTTTCTTTAAATCAAAATCAATTTGATGCATTAACTAGTTGGGTATATAATTTAGGACCAGGCAACCTAAAAAGCAGTACAATGTTAAAAGTATTAAACGACGAACGTTACGACAATGTCCCCTTTCAAATTAAAAGATGGAATAAAGCAGGAGGGAAAGTTTTAAAAGGACTTGTTAGACGGCGCGAAGCGGAAGCAGAGTTGTTTGCTACCGAAGATGACTGGATTGGAACACCGTTTGAAGGTGCAACAGGTGGTGTAGTAACAACGTATACAGTTAAAGAGTAGCCAACGTAACTAAAATATAATAAGTTATATAGTGTAATATTTGATCGCATGTTTGTATCCACCAATATCTAATATATGTTTCGGGCACGTTATCAATTTTAAACTTAACAAGTATGCGATACTTACTGTAATCAATGTGCCAATGTGCGATATAATCTATTGCGGCGATAATTATTGCTGTAAAGAAGTTAACAAAGTACCAAGTAACTAAAAACGTACCTATGTAGTGATTAATATAATGTAAATGTCCCCAGGGCAACTTACAATAAAATCTTTTTTGTTTTTGTATATGAGGTGGAGTCGATCTTTGTATGGCCAGGTCTACTATAATATGTTTTATTAATAGCCATAATAAAAAGAAAGGTTCCATACAAATATTTATCGGAGGTGTGGCAGAGAGGCTTATCGCGATGCCCTGCTAAGGCATTATACGAGCAATCGTATCGAAGGTTCGAATCCTTCCGCCTCCGCCAAAATATAAATAATATACATGCAGGTTACTATAATAGGCGGGGGCATAATAGGAACATCGACTGCATATTTCCTTGCAAAAAATAAAGTTTCTGTTACTGTTTTAGAACGCGATCCAACATATACGAATGCTTCGTTTGGTCGATCTTGCGGGGGTTTTAGACATCAGTTCCTACAAGAAGAAAACATACTATTAGGTATGTACGGTAGTCAATTTGTTAAGCAGTTTAGCGATACTGTACAATATACATCCAATGGTTATTTAATGTTGTTTAATGAAGAACAAAAAGCAGAACAAATGGTAGCAGTAATGAATCAAGGTAGATGTAATGCTGGTTCTAATTCCATCAATGGAAGTTTAATACAAGAAATGTTTCCGTGGATTAATCCAGAAGGGTTAGCAATAGCAACATATACAAACACGGGCATCGAAGGTTGGATTGATCCTTATTCATTACATACAGAATTTAAAAAACAAGCAATCGAATATGGTGCAAAATTTATTAAACAAGATGTAAAAAGTTTAGATGAAGTTAACTCCGATATTATTATTGTTACAGCAGGATGTTGGACAGGCGAGTTGCTATCAGACATTCCAATTAAGCCGCAGAAGCATACAGTGTTTAATATTAAATGTCCAACGCACATGCCGGACATGCCACTAACAGCAGACTTTACAACAGGCATATATTGGCGTCCAGAAGGACATGGATACATTGTAGGTTCACCCAATGGTAGGTTTGATCAAGATGATTTAGAACCGGACTGGAATGACTTTGATGAGGATGTTTGGATTCCAATGGCAATGCGAGCACCTATGTTTGAGCAACTTAAAATGGAAAATGCTTGGGCAGGTTACTATGATACTAATGTGTTAGACAATAACGCAGTAGTAGGTAAGCATCCTAAAATGGACAATGTGTATCTAGCATCTGGATTTACTGGGCGAGGTTTAATGGAAGCTCCTGGTATAGGGCGTGGCTTAATGGAATTAATTACTACTGGTGAGTATCAAAGCATAGACTTAACATGTTTTGATCCAGGTCGTGTTTTAAATAAAGAAAAAAGATTAGAACCTTATGTCATATAAGAAAAATTGATAGAGTATTTTATAATATGAGACCATTGTTACATGGCAATAATTTTTTCCAACTCGTAAAACCGGGCTCTGACTGGCCGTTTCTTTTGAATGGAAAAATGGATATTAAAGATGATCCGATTCGTCCTAATTTGTCTTTAAGATTTAGGTATTCTCATGGTAGGGAAGTTTATGCAAATCGTCGTGCCGTTGTTTGTGTAGCATACTGTGATGGCATACCTAAAACAGTTAACGATTTAACTAAAATGGCCGGCATAGATAACATAGTTTTTTATACTATATGGAGTTATGAAAAAGGTGCAGGTAGTGCATTAGTTTCTTCTATGCAAAAATATATAAAATCAGCTCAGCCATGGATTAAGAGATGTATTACATTGTCCCCAAAAACAGAAATGGCACATTGCTTTCATATTAAAAATGGAGCAATAGTTTTACAGAAAAATCATTCATCTGTAAATTATGAATATATAATAAATAAATTAACATGAGCAAGAACTATAGAAGCGATATAATAATTGACTCTAATTTATTTAGACAACGAGATGAATTAATTGATTATTTAAATCAATTACCGTACCATAAACAGGTACGAACTTATCAGTGGCAAGAATTAAAAGCAATTGAAAAAGCATTATCAAATAATAATACTAGAACAGAGTTTGATTTTTGTGCAGAAAGAGGATTTAATCCAAATCCTGATCCCTTAACATCGTTTTTAACATATGATCCAACAATTACAACTTTAGCACGTGATGTTAAACGAATTCCTAAATTACTAGTAACAGAACAATTTAGAAATTATATAGATAGTTACGATCCCGATCGATATAAAGAAGTAGCAAATTTAGATATTCAAATTGAAGGTGATGTTAGGCTTGCCATGAATTTACTTTCTTTTATGGCTCATGCATATTTGTGGGGAGGTAAAGAACCTGCAACAGTATTGCCTGCTGTTATTGCTGTACCGTGGTGTGCTATTGCTAAAAAAATGGGCAGGCCACCTATACAAAGTTATGCAAGTTATGCATTAGATAATTGGTATAAAATAGATCGTAGAAAAGATATTACATTAGATAATGTAGCACTTATACAAAACTTTTTAGGTGGTGTTGATGAAGAATGGTTTACTATGATTCATGTTGTAATGGAAGCACAAGCAGGGCCTGCAATGTTAGCAATATATAATGCACTTAACGCCGCAAAAGCAAATGAGTGGCAAGCAGTTAATAATTGTTTATATACTATTGCGAGTAGTTTAGAAAATGTGTATAATACGTTTTGTAGGATGGAAGAAAAATGTGATCCATACATTTATTACAATAGAGTGCGTCCATATATATTTGGTACGTTAAATAATCCAGACTTACCAGACGGTTTAATATACGAAGGCGTAGAAGAGTTTGAAGGCAAGCCGCAAAAGTTTAGAGGCGAAACAGGCGCACAAAGTTCTATTATTCCTGCATTAGATTGTGCATTGGGTATAGTACATAAAAAAGATGTGTTAAGAGAATATCTTATGGAAATGCGTAATTATATGCCTCCCAAACATAGAGCATTTATAGAATGGTGTGAAGCAAACGGAAATTTGCGCCAACATATTGAAAAACATGATCTAACACAAGCATATAATCTCTGTATAGATTGGATGGAAGCATTTAGAACAAAGCATCTAGAGTTTGCTGGAACTTATATCCATAAGCAAAGCCAGACAGCATCTGGAGTTGGATCAGGTGGTAGTACAATATACGGTACAGGTGGTACGCCGTTTATGAAGTATCTTACAAAGCATCGCGATGAAACCGCAGAAGTAAAAATCGACGAAATAGATCCTGAAGATTTATTAATGCCCGATCTGGGCGACCCCTAATGTTGATCTAGATACAAATTTTCTATAAATGCCCCACCAGCTGAATATGTAGGTTTATTAAATGTAGCATCTTTTCGTGCAGTTTCAGGTTTTTCCTGTTCTGGAAAAAGTCTATCTAAATCTTCTCGAGTAAATGTAACCTTTGCTAATTTATAATCTATTGCCATGATAGATTGTTGTCTAATAATAATAAGTTGCACTACATCATCTGGCATATGCTTTGCTATTTCTCTCGATAAATCATTTTGATCATTGACAGGATTTCCATTTACTGCAATAATAATATCCCACATTAACAATCCTTGTTGAACATGATATGGTGTGTCGTCTGAATCTGTAAAATAATTATATTGAACAACAACTACACCATATACTTTAGGTACGTTTGCATTGTATTCTTCTTGCACCATTTTAAAAACAAAAGGATTTAAATTAGCAGTTGATACCCATATTGCAGGTCTTAAAACTTCTCCATATGTTAACATATGTTCTATAGACCTTATTAAAGTATCTGTTCTAATTGCATGTCCTAACCCATTAAATTCGCCTGTCGGTGAAACAATTACACTGTTTACACCTACAACCTTACCTTCCATATTTATTAATGGTCCGCCCGAGTTTCCTTTATTAATTGCGGCAGTAGATTGTATGTGTCTGACATAAGAAGTAATTCTTGAACGTCTATCTGGATGACTAACTATTCCTTTAGAAACACTAAAATATAGACCATGGGGATGTCCAATTGCAATAACTTCCTCACCGGATATCACAGGAGTTGCTTCAATTTCTAAATAATGAAAAGGCATATCATTACCAGCTAAATGATCAGGAACTTTTAGTTTTAACATCGCTAAATCTGCAATTGGATCAGATGCAACAACCTCTGCCTCGTAATAATATATTCTATCATATATCCATACTTTATAAATTGTTGCGTTGTGAATAACGTGATAATTTGTTATAATTAAGCCATCTGCACTAATGAAAAACCCCGAACCGTGCCCAGCATACATAGCTTTTGGCGGAACTTTACATTCTTTTGTACCTGCAGGTCCACATGCTTTAGAATCTTGTTCTACCATTTTTTCTGTTGTAATTAAAACAACAGCATGAGTAGAACGCTCTATCATTTTCAAATAAGGATCTATTTGATCAGAAAGTGGATGAGGTATTGGAGTTGTAGGGTTTTCGTGCGTTGAGCCATAAGTGATGCCTACTAGGCATACTGCTATGGCTAGGCTCATTATAAATTGATTAAATTTTTTCATAATTAAACCCCTATGTTAGTATTTACCTTATTATACCATAATATTATTTAAACTTAAAGTAATTGCGATAAATATTCGTATATGTTACTAACTGAACTAACAGAAAAGAATTTTTACCACGGTAGTATGGATGAATTGCCAATTGGTACGATATTAATACCTGGTGAAGATGATTATGAAGAGAATTGGTCACATAATCTTTGGTTTCAAGCATTAGAAAAGTATAGACCAAAGGAGTATAGACCACATTCATGGTCAGTTTTTATGGTTGGAAGTGATGATGACATTGATGTTGCGGGCGGTTATACAGATCATGTTTATGTTGTAAAGCCTATAGGAGATGTTGAAAAACATGATTTAAATTGGGCATCTGAACTAGGTTATTTGTTTGATAAGGATTTTGATATGGAATCAGACGAAATTAAACAAGCCGCATTAAACTATTGGAAAGGTGTACCGCATCATAATGAACAAGTATGGGAATATTTGGCACCTAAAGCAAAAATCGTAGATATAATAGAATGAAATTACAAACATTACTAGAAGCAAATGTTGAGCCAAAAGGTTTAGACCTCCTTGACAAATGGATTCATGAAATGGGTGAGGATTTAGAAGATTCTAACCCTAGTATTAATCACACTGCTTTTCTAAAAAGATTAAGAAAAGATATCATTAATAATAAGCCAATTATGTACCCCGAGGTATCCACGCCACTAAAACCGTATAAGCCTAAAAAAACAGATCCAGATTTTATTAAAAATGCCTCAGATGTATATACAGTAAATAAAGACGTATTAGATTCTTTCTATAACAATATGCTTGATCTTTTTATACCTGATGACGGTGAACCTACTAGTAATCCATTGTTTTATAAATTTCATAATTTAGTTAAAGATGCAAAAACATTAGATCCACATATTGCAAATAAACTCCTTCCTATTAAAAAGAAATACGAACAAGGTAAATTTGATTTGCCAGGCCTAGAAGACGCAATGAAAGTTATGACTCAATTAGGTGCTCAAAAATGGAAACATGATCCAGCAGAAAAACGACGTTTAGAAGCCGAAGCACCAATTATTATGAAGTTTAAAAATGGTTCTAAATGGGTAAGGTTAGACTCACAAGAAGAAATGAAACGCGAAGGCGATATGATGCAGAATTGCATTAGTGGTTATTGTCCAGTTGGCGAACAGGGAGATTTAACTCTAGGATTAAGAGATACATTTAATGCTGAGGTCGAGCCAGCAGATCAGACTGACGATGAGGCTTATGAGTGGCTTTTAAATTGGCTAGAAGAGAATGACACAGATGTTCAAGATTTTATTGCCAATAAAATAAATGATGGTCTCGATCCTCAATTGTCGGACGCTCTGGAAGATATATTGGGTTATGAGGAAGAACACGCATTCGAGTGGATGGTAGATCAAATTAGAGATGCTGATGATGACGATGATGATGATGAAGAATTAACCGATGGTCATTTAGTTTATAGTTTGCGCGATAAACATGGAGAGTCTCATATATCTGCAGAATACGATCCAAATGTAGATATGAGTAATATAGAGCCAGATTCAGCATTAGGCAAACAAAACAAACCACCTGTTGAAAAATACGGACCATATATTGAAAAATTAAATGACTTTTTTACACAACATCCTGAAACATTTGGTCCTGCTGGTAACACAAAGGATATGCCATTCCACCCAGATTATGATGATGATCGCGAACATACCGAGTCTATCATTGATAGAATGAAACCCAGTGTACGCCAAGCAATATTAGAAGCAAAAACTAATGGATATCTATATCATGCAACGTTTACTAAAAATGTTCCTAATATATTAAACAAAGGACTATTACAATTCCAACCTAGTTTGTGGATTAAAGGACCAGGCGGTAGTAGATATAATGAACAGGCAGGTATATTTGCTTTTGATAACCCAAAAGATGCATTAAATTGGGGAGGTAAAATGGAATGGGAATTTCGTGATGACGACAAGGATATTTCCATTGTACGTATTGACATGGAAGAATTTTGGGGCGACGACCCTGCTGAAGATCCTTTTATTGCTCAACATGGTAAGTCAATGCGTAGTGCCCAAAATATTAAAGCAGATAAAATAATAGATTCTGTTAGACTAGAGGACTTAGGTAAACCTGGTGAATTGGGTATATCGCGAGACGATTGGTTAGAACAATCTAGCAAAGTATTAGGTGAGAGTTTTATAGTAGAAGCAAAAGAAAAATTAACTTTAGCAAAATTGCCGTATGCTAAAAATGCACTTGCACCTGTAATGAGTAAGAAAACATTAGACTATCATTACAGTGGGTTGGCAAAAGCATATGTGGATAAGTTTAATTCAGGTGAAGGCGATGCTAAATTTAATGAAGCAGGTGCTTTCTTACATAATATATTCTTTCCACAACTACAAGCATCAACTAGCGGAAACAATCCAACTGGCGCTTCTTTAGATTTAATTAATAACAAGTACGGTAGTTTTGATAAATTTAAAGAAGAGTTTACAAATACTGCTATGGGCATACAAGGATCCGGTTGGATATACATGACAAAGAGCGGTACTATTAAAATAATAAAGAATCATGCTATTAAAACAGACATTGCAATGTTAGTTGATTGGTGGGAACATGCATGGGTGCTAGACTATGGAAAAGATAAAGGAAAGTACTGTGCTAACTTTTGGCGTATAATAAATTGGGATGTTGTAAACGAAAAACTAGGACAACCGTTGGCAGAAGGAAAAAGTCCGCACAAAAAAGGTACAGAGAAATATAAAAAGCATATGGCCGCAATGCATGCCAATATGGAAGATGTAGAGTATGATCATAAAGAAAATACATATCCTGAAATAGAGTTTGTATGTACTAATGATGAATATTGTAATTCAACAGACCCTGATGCACAAAATGCATTATGGAATGATTTAAGATCTGTAAAAGGTATTGTTTCGTATAAACAAGACTGGTCACATGATGATCCTGTAGGTAATACTGTTAGTATGGCAGTTATTATTAAAGACTCGGAAGCATTAGATATAATTAGAGCATTAGCAGATAAACATGGTGTAGAAATAGACTTAGACAGCATAGAACACAGAAGTGAAAAGTATTTAGATACATTAGCATCGGGCGAAACACCATATGTCGTCGATGTTATGTTTCACGAGGAAAACAATATGAGAATAAAAGATATTAAAGAGACTATACATGGTAACTACAAGGGCATGGGTTACAAAAAGAATAAAAATGATAAATTTGCGTTAATCGATCATACGTTTGAAAAAGTAATCTTAACTACTAATGATTTTGAAGAGGCAAGAAAAGAAGCTGTTGAATGGGCAGAGTATGATGATATTTCTGTATCAGTAATTGAACAATCGAAAGGAAACTACGTAGTTTTTGAACTTGATAGTGCAGCCGACGCAGAACAATGGCGATCTGATAATGATGAGTGGGATGAGATTGGAGAAGATGTTAATAAACGATTAAGAGACGTAGGACAACAAATGCTAAACAGAGCAGACCAAAATACAGAACAAGGTCCTGATAAAGCAGAACCAAGTGCTGAAACAAATTTTAATAAATCAATGGGAAAAACCATAACTACTGGAAAAATAGATTCAAATTTAGAACAGTCAGGCAAAGCTTTTGCGGACGATCTTAGATCTAGATTAAACAGAATAAAAAAAGTAGGCGAAGAAGCAGCCGGTGTAGGTAAGGTAGTTAAAGGTGTAAATACTACTGCGGATGTAGGTCCGGATCAAATTAATAAAAATATTAAAGCACTAGGACTTTAATGTAGATAACCTAAGGTTATCTACATTATATGGAATAGTATTATGGAAAACCAAAGTACGGGGATTTAGCAACATGAGAATACAAGATATAGAGATCTAAACCCCGATTTTCCTGAGTGGGATCCTAGGAAAGAAGGCCAATAAACATAAATAATACAAAGGGTAGGACAGACCAATGAAAATATTTGAAGTTATAGTCAAAGAGAAGTTAGAATCAGAAGATGATGGCTGGACCCGGATCGAACAAGGCAGCTTAACATCTGGTAAAGATGTTGTATTATCTAAAAATGGTGCACAAGCAGTTAGAGATTTAAAATTAACTGATGAAGAAGTTGAATTACTTAAAGCAGTAGCATTAGGTTGGGCAGACATGTCTGATTTAGGTAATTTAGAACAAGATATTTTTGAATATTGGCTTGAAAGTAATCCTGAAGATTTTAATCCTGATCTACATGGTGGTGGAGCAGATCCTTCCGATACAGTAATGGATGAATTAGAAAGTTGGTTTGACGATGCAGTTAAAGAATGGTCACAAGGAAATAAGAAAGCAGCCGATAAAGCTGGTCCAGGTAAAAACCATCCAAATCGACGCTGGGCAGTAGGTGAAGAGCGCGAAGATGATGCTCCTACAATAGATGATCTTGCAAGAATGCTTAAACTAGCAGGTGTAAAATCAGAAGGTATAAAGATTACACCGCGGCCAACGGCGCCTACACCTCCAACTGATAATTTTAGCAAAGGTGGTGCGTTTGATCTAAAACCAGGCTTTGGTGATGTTGAAGGAACTCCTAAACCAACACCTAATGTAGATACTTTTGGTAGTAAATTTCATAAGTCTCCGAATTGGAAAAATATAGATGTTAAACCTACTAAAATTAAACCAAATGTTAGTAAAGATATAGATAGGTAAGCAAAATGTTTTTTAAAGAATTATCCGAAGACCACAATGACGACTTAATAAAAGATGGTTATATGTCGCATTTGGATAAAGAACAGGCTAAGCAAACCCGAGCCCGGGCACGAGTAAAGAAGGATGAAACTCAACCTTCTGCTTCTGCTATGTTACGAAATTGGGTAGAAAGGAATAATGCTTCTGGTGAAGGTACTCAAATACTTTATGCTCTTGTAAAACATCTAGAAAAATCAGATCCGGGTATGTCTGAAAAAATTATTACTTTTATTAAAGGCTCTGAGGGAATGGATGCCTAATATATTAGCAATATCTAATATTCCCTACCCAAAATAACCACATAAAACACTAGGTTTTCAATCTTTTTTTGGTTTTCCTTTTAAATCAACGACTTATATACCTAGCAAAATCAAACACTTACAAAAAATGGCCATTTTTTTTGGTTTCTCTTTATAATCAATAACTTACAAGTGCTCAAAAGGTTGACAGGTATACCAAGATGTCTTATAATGTATATATAGGATAAGGCAAAGGGATAAAAGAGTTAATGGCAAGAAAGACAATCAACGTAGATACGCTGAAACTGCATATCAACAATAGACTAGCAGACACTGTGTTCGATGGCTGCCTGCATGCCGGGCACCGTCCTATAGTTGGGTCAGACTTCCGCAAGGGATTGATGAGTACGCTAGAAATGATACTTCATGAAACAGGTAACTACAAAGGTTTTCGTTACCTTGGACTTGACGAAGTACCAAAAGGACATTTACCAGGTATCAAACGAAACCATCGTGATGAGCCTGACTGGACAGACACAGACAACACACGAGTGAGGTACTTCTAAGATGCCAGCAACACATATTCGACCAATCAGTAGTGACGTGGATCCCCGATACAATGGGGGCAAATTACTTGCAGGGTTGAAGGGTAAGACTTCAACAAGGTTTGGTAATAAGTACGAACCTAAAGCAGAAATGGTTGAGCAGAGTGATGGGAAGGAATACTTTGCATTCAATGCCCAGGTCAGTAAGGACAAGAAGTTGATTCGGCTTTTTGGTTTTAATCGATATGGTCCAACCGACGACGGTTATTCCAAAGAATTTAAAGTAGGCGACACTGCTGAATATGATTCTTACAATTTGTCATACACAGGTGAGATTGCGAAGATCACAGAAAAGACTGTAACGATTATGGCTTACCCGGGTAATCCAACTATGAAACGAGCACACCGACTAGATATTCATCACTTTGCATGGCGCAACTATGATTTCAACAAGGAAGAAACTGCTCGCAAAAATTCCGACATGATGATGACGCTATGAATTGTCAGGAGAATGATTTACTGCTAGAGCGTCTTTATGAGATTGCTATAGAGCAAGGGTACTCCGACGAAGAGGCGCAACACCTTGCCAAAAAGAGCTTTGAGAATAATCAAATCTCATTTAGACTTATTCCGATAACAGACGAAGAAATTAAGGCATTACCGAAAGCACCGTGGCTGACATAATTTTTGATGTAGACGGTACGTTGATGAATATAGAGCATCGGCGCCATCACGTAGCCATCGAGGTTGACGATTATGGCTTTCGCGTTGAGAAGAAACGAGACTGGAAAGCATTTCGTAAGGCGATGGCCGACGATACTCCTAATGAGGATATCGTAATGATGGCTAAACTGTTGAAAGAGGCAGGCCACCGTATTATTATTGCTACCGGCCGATTGCAGTCTGAGCGAGCGGTTACGTTGAAGCAATTACTTGGCGCCGGTGTGGTATTTGATGCTATATACACCCGTGAGAAAATACATGAGTTCAAGGCAGACTCGGAGGTTAAAGAGCAATATCTTGAGCGTATGAAAGCAGATGGTTACAATCCTACAATGGCTTTTGACGATCGCCAGAAGGTTGTAGATATGTGGAGGCGTAATGGCCTTCGAGTTTTTCAAGTCGATAAAGGAGACTTTTAAGTGGGTATGATACATGAACGGCCTATGAACCGGTCAGATGGTGAAGCATGGGGATTGTTAAATAAGGTTAACTACAACCAGTTGACTATGGATGAACTTGATATAATGGCAAAGGTCATCCGCGAGGCCCAAACACGACTTGGTTTCAGAAACTTTTCACAAGTTACTGTTGGTGACACAGTCCGTGTTGAAACTGGTCGTAAAAGAGCAAATGGTCGGATTCCGCCTGTTATATATGGTAAGGTAACTGCCCATAAACGAACCAAGGTTGTTGTTAATTGTGGCCATTATGGTTCGTGGCGTGTGCCAGGATCATGCTTGGAAAAGGTTGACCCGAACACCGTTCAGGTAGTATAGTATAATATAATGGTCCGTTAGTGAAATTGGTCATCACGCTAGCCTGTCACGCCGGTATTAGGGGTTCAAGTCCCCTACGGACCGCCAAGAAGAGATATGAATTATAGACGCGGAAACAAAATAATACTACAAAACCTAGACACTGGAGAAAAAGTACCTGTAACAGTAGTAATGCATGACGGTTATCAGGGTTGGTTAGCAGTAAATAAGGAAGGCGATTGGTTATGGTATCGAGAAAAGTCCAATGTAGAATACGGATGGCCCGGTCCTTATTATGAATGTATTGAAAAGATTCCAAACAAGCAAAAGAAAAGAAAGAAAAAAAGTAATTGACAATTTTCAATAAATCAAGTATACTTAACTAATCAATAAATCATATGGGGAAATATATGAGAATGAGAACTGTAATTGCAGTTATAATTGCAACGTGTCTTATGGGTGGATGTGCTGGTACCTATACTAAAAAGGATACAGGTTTAGCATTAGGTGCGTTAACAGGCGGGGCATTAGCATATGGCCTAGGCAAAAACTCTAGTAATAAAGAGATATGGACAGTATTAGGTCTAGGTTTGGGTGCCATGATGGGTTCATCGATTGGCGCCCAACTAGATGAACGTGACCGTTTACTTGCTAATCAGTCTTTTCATTCTACTATGGAAACTGTACGTGATGGTACCGCCGGAGGCTGGAATAATCCTAATACCGGTAATAATGGTGTTTTTAGACCAACTAGAACATTTCAGGCAACCCAGTTAGATACTACAGGGCATCATATGGTTTATTGTCGCGAGTTTTCTCAGACCGTATCTATTGGTAATAAAAGTCAACAGGCATACGGTACTGCATGTAGGCAACCAGATGGTAGTTGGAAAATTCGGCAGTAAGTATCATGACAGATCATATAGCGATGTCTAATCCTGGAATGTATGCTCAAATGACGTTACAAGAATTTTGGGATATGCTTAACAGACATGATTGGTATTATCAATTTAGTGATGATCACCGTCAATGGTCAGACGGCAATACAAATGCTGATCAAATTAAACTATTGTCTGATATATCTGATGGGCATAAAAAGTTATATGACGGATTTTGTAAACATTATTTTGGCGGTGAGGAGTTTAATAAATCCGAATCACCTAAACCAGAGAGGCCGTAAAGATGTTTGAATGGTTTTTAGTTGTATATCTTACTATTGCAATGCAAGGAATAGATACTTATTATGCAGAATTTACGTTTGCACAAGAAGATGAATTGTCATGTATTTTAGCACAAGAAGAAACTGCCATTGGAGGATTTTATATGGCAGGAGTAGTTGTAGAAATGCGTACAGAGTGCGTAGATAAACAAACTCTTCAGATTCGCCGACAAGTATTAATAATTGATTAGATGTGGATGAAATAACAAAAATAAAAAGCATCCTGACTAAACAGGCAGATCAAACCGGTCTGCCTGTTTTTTCTGAATCTGAACTAACAGAATTTAGAAATAATTATAGTATGAATTCTGCCAGGACAGCATTGGCTGAATATATTGTAGAAAATAATATTCCGTTTCCGATGCAAGAAATTATATATAATGATGTTGTAGAAAAGTTTTTAAAGTTACGAGCAACACCTTTATATAATTTTTTGTCTACAAATACAGATGTAATAATAGATAAATTTAATGATTACAAATATTCTGTACAGGATTATTGTACAGATGTTGTTGAACTTGGTCATTATTATAATGATATTAGTAACTACTTTCATCAAGAAACTCGTTTAAGATGTAATGGGTATAATATATTAAGTCCTCTTAATACATGGGAAAATGTTGAAGCATTAAAAAAATTCAACTGGACATTTTGGCGTGAAGGTGTAGTACAATTTATTAATCAAGGAAAGTATAGAGAAGCATTCAGACTAGGTGCATATGTAGCGACACAATTTAAACCACATGTTGCCAAATTTATATATGATCGGTTTGGTGCTAAAACAGTATTGGATAGTAGTTGCGGTTGGGGAGATAGATTAGCAGGATTTTATGCTAGTAATGCAGAAATATATGTAGGATGTGATCCTAATCCTGATGTGTATAGTAGATATATGGACCAATGCATATTTTACGAAGGTCTATTAGGAAATGCTAATCCAAAAATATATCAAGGAGAAGGGTATTATAGTGTCAACGGAGAAAAAGAAGTAATTGTTTTTTGTGAAGGAAGTGAGAAAATGGGAGACCAGTGGCCTCATTTAGATTATGATTTAGCATTTACTAGTCCTCCTTATTTTGGTACCGAACGATATGCTGAGGGAGTTGCAGAAGAAGAACAAAGTTGGCATGCATATCCTACATACGAATCTTGGATTAATGATTATCTTTTTAAAACTTTAGATAACATTTATAATGTATTGTCAGACACTGGTGCTATTGCTATTAATATAATAGATGTCAAGATGCAAAATAAAAGATATCGTGTATGTGATCCTATGACAAAATATATGAAATCTATTGGCATGCCGTTACAGGAAGTTATAGGTATGCGAATGAAACAACGCCCTAAAAATGTAGAAGGAGGGGATGTAGAATATATGCAAGAATGTTTTATAGAACCTATATGGGTGTATAGTTCTAGCAAAGAAAATATTGAAACACCATTTCAACGGTTATTTACATAA